GCCGGTCAACCTGATCGGTGGTCAGGTTTATGCTGGGTCTACTCGTCTGATTGCGATCGCAAGCGGTGAAGGCACCTCGATTTTCTTCGGGGATGCTGTGAAACTGTCTGGTGGTTACATCACTCGTGACCCGGCTGACTCGGCAATGACGCCCGTTGGTGTTTTCATGGGCTGCACGTTTACCGACCCCAACAGCAACCAGAAAGTGTTCAAGCAGTATTATCCTGCTGGCACCGTGGCTGCTGACATCAAAGCCTACGTGGTCGATGACCCCGATGCGCTGTTCAAAGTGGCCGTGGTTTCTGGCACCACCGTCATCAGTGGCGTGACTCAGACTGCTGTTGGTCTGAACGCGGCTCTGGTTGACAACACCGGCTCGACTATTACTGGCGACTCGCTTGTCGCTATTTCTGCGACTACCGCGACCAACGGCGCACTGCCTGTTCGCATTGTCGATATTGTGCCGGATACGGCTAACGCTGCTGGTTCGTATACTGAAGTGATTGTGAAGTGGAACTTCGGTATGCATCAGTATCAAAACGCCGTTGGCGCATAAGGAGACTGAAACATGGCTATCTCACGCGCACAACTACTGAAAGAGCTGCTTCCGGGTCTGAACGCATTGTTCGGCATGGAGTACAGCCGTTACGGCGAAGAGCACAAGGAGATTTTCGAGACCGAAACCTCCGAGCGTTCCTTCGAGGAAGAAACCAAACTGTCGGGCTTCAGCGCCGCTCCCGTGAAAAACGAGGGCAACGCGATTGCGTATGATAATGCGCAGGAAGCATGGACGGCCCGCTACAACCACGAAACCATTGCTCTGGGTTTCTCGATCACCGAAGAAGCGGTCGAGGACAACCTGTACGACTCCCTGTCGTCCCGGTACACCAAAGCGCTGGCTCGTGCCATGTCCTACACCAAGCAGGTTAAGGCCGCGTCGGTGCTTAACAACGGCTTCTCGTCCAGCTACAAGGGCGGTGACGGCGTTGAGCTCTTCTCGACTGCACACCCGCTGGTTTCTGGTGGCACCAACAGCAACGAACCGGCCACCGCTGCCGACCTGAATGAGACCTCGCTTGAGGCCGCTGTTATTCAGATCGCTGGCTGGACGGACGAGCGTGGTCTGCTGATTGCCGCCAAGCCCCGCAAACTGGTCGTACCGCCGAACTTGATGTTCGTTGCTACCCGCCTGCTCGAAACTGAGCTCCGCGTCGGCACGAACAACAACGACGTGAACGCGGTCAAGACCATGGGTTCGATTCCGGAAGGTTTCCGCGTCAACCACTTCCTGACCGATACCAATGCTTGGTTCCTTTGCACTGACGTGCCGAACGGCCTGAAGCACTTCGTTCGTACTCCCCTCCAGAATTCCATGGATGGAGACTTCGACACAGGTAACGTGAGATACAAGGCTCGTGAGCGTTACAGCTTCGGCTGGAGTGACCCGCTGGGCATGTACGGCAGCCCGGGCGCTTGATCTAATAAATCAAGCACTTAGCTGTAGGATTAGGCCCACTTCGGTGGGCCTTTTCTTTTGTGTTGACATCCAAGACTCGAAATAGTATATTGCCCGTATCGTAACTAACGAGGGCAACATGGAATACCCAAAAACCCGCAAGGAAGCGAAAACGCAAGGTGCAAAGTTTTATTTTACCGGCGAGCCCTGCAGTCATGGGCACATTGCACTACGCCTAGTCAAAGGCACTTGCATAGAGTGCAGAAAAGCAGAGTGGGCCCGATCTAACGAATCCCGCAAGGATTACTTTAAGACCTCTGAAGTTGTCAAAGAGGCCAAGCGCCGCTACTACGAACGTAATCGTGAGTTGGTCATAGCCCGCGCTGCGGCGCGCCCTCCAGAAGAGAAACGCCGTAGTCAACAAAAGTGGAAAGACGCCAATGTGTTATATGTCCGGGCGGATACCAAGAATCGTCGCCGTAAGCACCGCCAAGCTACCCCCAAATGGCTTACTCGAAAACAAAAGACGGAGATGCGAGAGCTTTATAAGATCGCCATCACCATGACCAAAACCACCGGGGAACCGTATGTTGTAGACCACATCGTGCCCCTTCGCTCGGATACAGTCTGCGGCCTCCACGTGCCATGGAATCTGCGAGTGATCACGCGGGAAGAAAACCTCAAAAAATCCAACCACTTCATTGACACCCCCAAACACACCTGATATAAAGCCTCAAGACCCCAGATTTTCACTCGTATCGACTGGCTGGGCAGACTTGTTAGAGACGGTACGAGGATGTGCTAACACACGAAAGGTAAACCATGGCTCTTTCAACTTTTGAAGGCCCGGTAAAGTCGCTTGGCGGCTTCTACTCCCAAGGCCCGAACACCGTTATCAACCTGCCGAACGGCACCAACACCGTCACGCTGGATGTCCCGACCTACGCTGGCAAAGTCATCCGCACCAACGACGCCACTCTGGTCATCACCCTGCCGACGATCGTTACCACTGCGAGCGCCACATCTGCGGGCCCCGGCACTGACCCGAACACCCTGAACAACGTAGGCACGAGCTACACGTTCTTCATTGAAACTGCTGCCACGGCTGTTTCGATCACCACCAACGGCACCGATAAGTTTGTGGGTTCGATTCTGGTTGTTGCCACGGATGCTGCAGGCGCTACGACTGGCTACGCGCCCGCCGCTGCTAATGACTTCATCAAATTGGACGGCACGACCACCGGCGGTATCGCTGGTTCTTGGGTCACTTGCACAGTTCTGGCCGCCGCCAAGTACTACGTTACCGGCGTTCTCCTCGGCTCCGGCACCATCGCAACCCCGTTTGCTGACTCCTAATCTTACTTAGGAGGGCCATAACATGGCGATGCAAACTGACGTTAAGTCGAAGTACCTTGCGATAGACGGCGTGATCTTTGCGGGTCGCGCCCGTCTTAAAGGGCTTACGGTTTCGGTTTCCTCGGCTGGAGCAGCGTTGATTGTTTATGACAATGCTTCAGCTGCCTCGGGAACCAAGGTCGTCGAGATAAGCACGGCTGCTACGGGTACGTTCAATGTCCTGATTCCGGGGCAAGGTATCCTCGCGGATAATGGGTTATATCTCGACATCAACGGCGCGGCTGGTGTAACTGCCTACTACGGGTGATGCGTGCAAAATCAACAGCAGTTCGACGTAAGCGGACGAAAATTATTCTTCGCAATACCGGCTTACGACTTTAAGGTCGGTGTAAAACTGATGGGGTCTATGGTCGAGTTCGCTCGGCTGGCCCCGCAGTATGGCATTCAGTTTGCGATGGGCACGATCAGCGGGTGCTCGGTTGTTTCCAGAGCCAGAAACCTGCTTGTTGATGATTTCCTGCAGTCCGGATGCGACACCCTGATGTTCATTGACGCGGACATGACGTTCGACCCAAACGACATCATTCGACTGCTGGCGTTCTCCGGTAATCCCGTAAAGAACATTGTTGGCGGCACCGGTGTCGCTCGCAAGAAAGAAAAGACCTTCCATCTGAATCTCGATAAAGACGAAGATGGTAACCTGATGATGGATGCCATGGGTCTGGCTCGGGCAAAGCAGATGGGCACCGGATTCATGATGGTGCAGCGCCAAGTATTCGAGGTTCTGATCGACCGCCACCCCGAGTGGCGTTTCCATGATGTGGCATCAGGCCGCACGATCTACTCCTTGTTCGACTTCAAATCAACCCCCGAAGGTTATATCGGAGAGGATTACAACTTCTGCGATCGCGCTCGTGCGGAAGGCTTTCAGGTCTGGGTTGACCCCACGATCAAGCTGGGCCATATGGGCGTCATCGAGTACGAAGGTGCGTTTGGTGAAGACTATCTCTACCCGATGATTCAAGCTGCCCAGCAGCGGGAAGAGGACGAAGCAGAACCGTTGAGGGTGGCATATGGCTAAGAAACCAAAGACTCCAGCATGGACACGCGCCGAAGGAAAAGCAAAGACCGGGGGGCTGAACGCGAAGGGGAGGGCTTCTTACAACGCGGCCAATCCCGGAAAGCCCGGCTTGAAGAGGCCGCAGCCCGAGGGTGGCGCAAGGAGAGACAGCTTCT